ATAACGCCACTATAGCCAAGTTACTATTAGGTAAGCATGGATACCATGACAAGCAAGACAACACCCTTTCGGGGGTAGATGGTAACCCTGTAGAGGTTGACGTTTCATGGCAAGTCAATATTGTGGGTTAATTTATGCCTGATATGCAGCTACCTAGAAAGCTACTCCCTTTTATCCAAAAGAAGAAACGATTCAAGATAGCTATCGGTGGGCGTGGCTCAGGTAAGTCCATGTCTATTGCTGACATCTGTCTGATGGACGCACAAACCAAAAAGATCAAAACAGCTTGCTTCCGAGAGTTTCAAAACTCTATTGACGACTCGGTTCACTCATTACTTTCTGATGAGATAGAAAGGTTAGGGTTAAAAGGTTTTGAAATACAAAACAATAAAATCCTTTGTGGCGAGCATGATGCGTTTAAGTTTAAAGGTTTAGCTAGGAACCCTGAGTCAGTAAAGTCCATGCATGGCTTTGAGCGGTTTTGGGTAGAGGAAGCGCAGACAATAAGCAGTAAGTCATTAAAGGCTTTAACTCCTACTTTACGAGAGGCTGATTCCGAGATATGGATGAGTGCCAATCCTCAAAGCAGCGCAGACCCGTTTAGCCAAAGATTTATAAAACCTTTCGAGAAAGACCTAATTAAAAACGGTTATTATGAAGACGACCTCCATTTAATTATAGTTATCAATCATTCCGATAACCCATTATTCCCTGATGTGCTTAGGCAGGAAATGGAGCATGATAGGAAAACCCTATCCACTGCTGAGTTCTTGCATATATGGGAGGGTCAATTTAATGATGAGGTTGACGGATCAATCATACCTGTTGACTGGTTTAATGCTGCAATAGACGCTCACTTGGTGAAAGGGTTTAAGCCTACAGGTGCATTAATAGCATCATTTGATCCCAGTGATGAGGGTGGTGATGCTAAAGGGTACGCACTTAGACAAGGCTCTGTTGTTCTTGATGTGGCAGAAAGTAATATCGGCGATGCTAACGAGGGTTGTGATTGGGCAACAGATAGAGCGGCTGCAGCTAATGCCGATTATTTTATATGGGATTGTGACGGCCTCGGCGTTTCATTAAAGCGTCAGGTGTCTGATTCATTCAACGGAAAGAAGATAGAGCATGAAATGTTTAAAGGTTCTGAGGCTGCAGAAAACCCAGAAGAGAAGTATCAGGACGGCAAGCCAAATAAGCATACTTTCAAAAATAAACGTGCTCAATACTATTGGCGACTAAGAGATAGGTTTTACAATACCTATAAGGCAGTCACTAAGGGTGAGTATATAGACCCCGATGAAATGATAAGCTTAAGTTCAGATATTAAAGATATGGACGTACTTAGGTCTGAGGTATGTAGAATACCAAAGAAACCCAACAATAATGGTATGATACAGATTAAAAGCAAGGTAGATATGGTGTCGATGGGGATACAAAGCCCTAATATGGCAGACTCATTAATGATGGCTATGTTTATTCCTGATGTAGCCGATGAAAATATAGCAATGAACTACAAAACTCCATGGTGAGACAATGTTAGATTATAAAGATATTACAGTTGTTAACGAGCAGCTAAAGCAATCACAAGATGCCGACTCTGACCAGCGCGACATGGTGAGAGGGGAGCGTGACTTTCTTTACGTTAAAGATGGTCAATGGGATCCAACGACCAAGAAGAAGATGGGCGACAAATACCGGGGCACGTTTGATAAGTGTAACGTGGTTGTTAATGGTATCGTCGGTGAAATGGATGCAGCAAACTTCGATATCAAGATACGTCCCAGTGGTGGTGAAGCCACAAAAGAGCTTGCAAAGACTTATGACGGGTTGATCCGTAACATTGAGACTATGAGTAATGCCAGTCGTGTTTATGCAAGTGCTGGACGCGATATGGTGGCTACCGGCCTTGGTGGCTGGGAAGTCAAGATGGATTGGATCGACGCTGATTCATTCGATCAGGATTTTGTTATTGACTGGATTCCTGACTACGTTAACCGGGTATGGTTTGATGCTGCTTCGATACAGCAAGACGCAAGTGACGCACGGCATGTGTTTAGTTTGGATAACTTATCGCCTGACGAATACGAAACACAATTCCCTGATGGCTCTAAGCAGTCAATTGGCAGTGATAGAGCTTACGATACGTTTGAGAATAAACCGGATTTTATTACTGTTGGCCGTATTATCTACCGCCAACCGATTACTAAAAAGTTGGTCCAGATGACTGATGGCTCAGTATATGAGCGGGATGAAGAATTTGAGTCTATCGTCGATGATCTGGCAGAGCAGGGTATTACGGTAGAGCGAGAGAGAGATAAAAAAAGCTATAAGATTGTTAGCCGCTTATTTGATGGTGGCGCTTTCTTAACTGACGCACAAGATACAGTATTCAAAGATTTGCCTATTATTCCTACTTACGGGAATTTTAATGTTGCTGATGGCAAGGTAATCTACAAGGGCGCTATCCGTGATCTAATGGATGCACAACGAGCATATAATACGTTTAGATCGGCAGAGGTTGAGAATGTAGCGCTATCACCACCAGATGCGCTATGGGTAAGCAGGCAGCAAGCTAAGGTGCCTGCGGATCTTGCGGCGATGGAGAATATGTCGGTAAGCTCACAAAGAGCTTATTTCTACACTCCTGACCCAATGGCACCCGGTATTCCGCAACGATCAGGCGGAGCAGTTATACAGCCGGGCGTACAGCAAGCAATACAAAACAGCCTTGATGATATATCAACCACGGCGTCACGTTCATCTCTTGCAAATGGTGAGGGTGGCGGCAATATGTCTGGCGTTGCTATTCAATCACTACAGAACAAGATGGACACAGGCACAATTCATTACTTTAGGCCGCAAGAGGTCGCTATTTGCCGTACAGCGGTAGTTATAGTTAATGCCTTGCCTGGTGGTTACGACTCAACAGCACAGAAGCGCATGCTGAATGAAGATGGCTCTTTTGAAATGATCGAGCTGAATAAAAGCGTTGTTGATATGGCGACAGGTCAAACGGTTAAGCTTAATGATTTAACGCAGGGTAAATACGATGTTACTTGCAGTGTTGGTAAAGCGTTTAAGAATCGTCAACAGGAGTCAGTAGAAGCGTTTGCACAGTTGAGCCAATTTATACCGGGCTTTGGTGAATTAACAGCGGATCTACAGCTTAAGAACATCGAAGCGCCTGGAGCTGATTTAGCGGCTGAACGTATACGCGGCAGATTAATCCAAAGCGGCACTATTCCAGAGTCACAATTGACTGATGAAGAGCGCGAACAAATGCAACAGGCTCAACAGGCGGCAGCACAACAGCCACCAGAGCAAACGCCACAGGATAAGATAGCAGACGCAGAAGTTGACAGGGTTATAGCTGAAACGGCCAAGATTAGAAATGATGGAATATTAAAAAACAATGATCAGATCATCAAACAAGAAAAGAACTTGATGGATGCAGAGCATAAAGCGGAGAAGCTATCGCTAGACGAGCTAACCTTGTTGTTAAAGCAGCAGGCACAGCAATCTAGCGAACAGCAAGCTATGAACAAGGCTATGATGGACGGCCAAGCTTCTATTATTGATAACCTTAACACTCAAGCCAATACGCTTAAGATATTAGGTGAGTCAATGGGAGCTGATGCAATCATAAGCCAAGCAGGTGTGGAAGCTTATGGGCAGCAAGCAGAAGCTATAACCGAACAACAAGACGATATGGAAGAAAGGCAAATATAGCGTTTGTGGTATAAAGTGACAATAAGCCTCTTGATTGGGGCTTTTATTGGTGTATACTGTTAAACACATTAACAGAGGGTTGGTTATGTTTAAAATGTTTAATTGGATGAATGCCAACAAGTTACCGATGGCGTGTACAGGTGGATATTTAAAAGATATTGCCGACAAAGAGCGCAGAAAAAAAGAAGCGCTTACATCGGCCAAGAGTTTTGCCGAAGATTTTTGTAATGAGTATCATGTGTTAAAACAATTCTTTGATATGAAGCCAAAAATAGGTAAGTTTGGCGTATGCAAAAAAGACGATGAGAATACAAAAATAACACTAAACGCTGATTTTATTGATGGCGTAAAAATTACCTTTTATGTTTCTCATGAAGGTATAACGGGTTTTGAGTTTACCGAGGAATAGACATGACTAACGAAATGAAGCTACTAACAGCACTATGTGATGCGCTAGGGTTTGATGTTGAGAGGGTGTGCGTTAATCAGGATGATGTTGTTCGCACTAATAATCAGCGAAGGGAGGCGTTATCTAGTGAAAGGTTTGGTTTTTATGTTGGCGCTGTGATTGAACCTATATACGAATACAAGCTAGCCAAGAGGTGTGGATTTAAGTGTGATTATTGTGGCGCTGAAAGTGGTGGCGGCAATCCCATGATCCATAAAGATGATTGTCCTGTTGCAAAATTAAGTGCGGAGATAAAGAATAATGAGTAAAGGCAGCAAGCAAAGACCAACAGATAAAGATAAGTTTAACGCCAACTTTGATCGTATATTTGGCAGTAAAAGTGAGATTATAGGGGAGTGGGATGAATCAGTAGCCCCACCAAAACGGCCTAAGTTTATTCAAGAAATGTTTAATGAGGGAGAGCGTGTTCAGGAT